TCAGCATTACACAGTTAAACAAATAGCCGATATTCTCAATGCCCTAAAACCTAAAGAGCTTATAGATATTGAAAACTTGAAATTGGCTTTAGCCCTTTTGGCACAGCTTAAAATACCTAGCCTCAATGTGCCTGGTGCTTCTAATTCGCCAACCGTAATGAATCCGCCAAGCGGCTCACCGTTTGTACAAACACCCAATGGAATCTCACCTACAACCTTGCCTCGCACTTTAGATGAAGTAAACACAGCTGTCGCAGATTTAGGCGGGGTTGTAACAGTAATTGGTCAAAACGGTAAAGAGTTTACGTCGCTTGTAGATGGTGCAGCTGCCGTGTTTCAAGGGTTAGAGGATAGCGTGGCCAAAAACCTATTTATTGCGCAAGGTATTTTAACCCAACCTTTCAATGCTGGATCTTTTAGAACGGCTGAGGGTGGCTCTATGTTTAACTCAGGTGCTACAGGGGCATATGACAAGGGCGCTACAACGGTCAATATAACTGTACAAGGCTCAGTGTTAAGCGAACAGGATTTAGTACAGGTAGTACAAAATGCCGTACAAGCCAATAATCGTTATGGGAATAACCTCAATGTAGCGGGATCTTTGTAATGGCTATTCCTATCCTTAACGCGGTTATCAACTTTTCTACAGGCCCTTCATTTACACAGACAATGGTGTTAGGCACAGGCATATTAGGCACAAACCTTTTAGGCGATAGCGCCTCAGTTATTGTGGATGTATCTGACCAGGTAGATCAGTTGCGTACGCAACGCGGACGAGATGTTCAGTCAGATCAATTTCAGACTGGCACAATGGCTATGCGGCTTATAGATCAAAACGGAGATTTCAACCCGCAAAACGTAAACAGCCCTTACTACGGCTTGCTAACGCCTATGAAGAAAGTACAAATCAGTGCCACTTATGGGCCAACTACTTACCTAATATTTAGCGGCTTTATTACTAGCTACACAACTGTTACGCCTAAAAATGTTGGAGAGCTGCAGTACACAACTATCACTTGCGTAGATGCTTTTAGACTGGCTCAAAACGCACAGATCAGTACGGTTGCAGCTGCCACTGCAGGCCAACTCAGCGGTGCTCGTATCAATGCAATTTTAGATCAAATCAATTGGCCAGCAAGTATGCGTGACGTAGATGCAGGTCTTACAACTCTGCAAGCAGATCCAGGCACAGCTCGCACAGCGCTAGCTGCAATGCAGACTGTCGAAACAAGCGAATACGGCGCGTTATATGTGGACACTGCAGGTTTCTTTACTTTTCAAGATCGCAGCGTAACGGCGGGCGGGTCAGGTGCGCCTGCAGTGTTGTTTAATAACACTGGTGTAGGTATTAGATACTTTAATGCTGTATGGCTGCTCAATGATGCCCAGGTGTATAACTCAGCACAGATCACACGCACAGGCGGTACCACTCAATCAGCTAGTAATGCAGCTTCTATTGATAAGTATTTCTTGCACAGCTATAACCAGCAAAACCTCTTAATGGAAACAGATGCCGTGGCCCTGCAATATGCCCAGTCTTATGTGGCCTCTCGCGCTGAAACTACAGTGCGTTGTGATGCTATTACCCTGGATCTTTACACAGAAAATTATGATGCTGGAATCATTGCAGCTCTTGATCTTGATTTTTTTGACCCCGTGACTATTACCACTACCCAGTCAGGTAATTCTACTTTGTCTAAGACCTTGCAGGTTTTTGGCGTAGCAATGGATATATCACCTAACCGTTGGCAAGTAACTTTTACAACTTTAGAGCCTGTCATAGATGGTTTTGTTTTAGATAGCTCTATTTATGGCTTACTCGACACTGGCGTATTGACTTACTAAGGAGAAACAATGGCAAAACAAACCTATACCACTGGGCAGGTCTTAACGGCTGCTCAGATGACCACACTGCAGGCCAACGATTACAACTGGACTGTGAGTGCTAAGACAGGTAACTACACCTTAGTTGCTGCAGATGCAGGCACTCGCATCACCATGAATAGTGCTAGTGCCACAGCTATAACAGTTAATACAAGTGTTTTTACTGCAGGCGATACTCTCTATATTACTAATATTGGTACGGGTGCTTGTACTGTAACCGCGGGTACAGCAACGGTATCTAGTAGCGGCTCTTTAGTGCTGGCCCAATATGACAGCGGCATTTTATACTTTTCTGCAACTGGCGTAGCAATATGGAACGGTGCTAATCCTGGAGATATAACCGGCGTTACAGCTGGTACAGGTCTTACAGGTGGTGGATCAAGTGGAGCCGTAACTCTTAATTTAGCAACAACAGCTAAAGGAGATCTGGTAGCTGGTACAGGAGCAAGCACGGCAACGGCATTAACTGTTGGCAACAACGGCGAGACACTTGTAGCAGATAGTTCCACTTCAACAGGCTTGCGCTATCAAGGCTTACAAGCTGCTGGTAAAAACAAATTCATTAATGGTGACACAGTCGTAGATCAACGAAATAGCGGAGCAACTTCAACTGCTTCGGGTACTTATACCGTTGATAGATTTGAGTTTAATGCTTCTCAGGCTACTAAGTTTACTTGGGGACAAAACTACGGTGGCGTAACTCCGCCTGCTGGCTTTAGTAAATATCTTGGATTTAAGACTACAACTGCGGTAACAATTGCAGCAGGAGATTACTTCTTCTTTGGACAAAAAATTGAAGGTCAATCAATTGCTGACCTTGCTTGGGGAACAGCCTCAGCTAAAACAATTACATTATCATTTTATGTGTATTCATCATTAACTGGCACTTTTGGCGGTTCAATTGAAAACAGCGCGTCTAATAGGTCATATCCATTTACATACACAATTTCTGCTGCTAGCACTTGGGAACGCAAAACAATCACAATTGCTGGTGACACTACAGGCACTTGGCTAACTACTAGTGGCATTGGTGCAAAAGTTTGGCTTGGTCTTGGCGTAGGATCGACATATTCTGGTACTGCTGGGGCTTGGGTTGCCGCTGATACTTTTTCAGCAACAGGTGCAACTTCTGTTGTTGGCACACTTAATGCAACTTTCTATGTGACAGGCTTTCAATTTGAACAAAGTTCAGTCGCTACACCATTTACAACTGCAACTGGAACAATTCAAGGAGAATTAGCCGCTTGTCAGAGGTATTACTACCGCAATACTGCTGGAACTGCTTACGCTTCAATGTGTGCTTGGACTCCTGCTTATACAACTTCGGCAATAGTCGCTCAGTTACAATTTCCAGTGCAAATGCGTGTGACACCTACAGTTCTTGAGTATGGAAATTTGCAATTTACTGATGGAAATAACAATGTGGCGGCTGGTGTAGCACTTTCTTTAGATAGCCAATGTTCTAAATATATAGGTGGAGTTTATACTGGAGCCGCTGCTGGTGCTTTTACTGTTTATCGTAACTACCAATTAATAGCAAACAATAATTCAGCGGCTTATCTAGCCTTTAGTGCGGAGTTGTAAAATGAACAATGTAGAAATAATTACAGATAAAGACGGCAACGAGCACGTTATCATTGACCGAGGCAACGGAGAATTTACCTCAATGCCAAAAGCAGAATACGACCGCCAGCAAGCGGAACAATCCACACCGAGCGTTAACCGTGGAGAGTAGCTATAACGGCTATCCAGCCAGTAAAGATCCAGCCGCTATTGGTGTTAAGTCATACGTTGTTCAGGGTACAGACCTAAAGCTACGTTGTGCTGAGAGTGTGGGGCCGTTACTTGCTGGTTTTGCGGCTGAGTTTCACGAGCTGATAGAGCCGCTAGATCAAGGCGCTTTAGATGATTGGGCGTATTGCTACAGGATGGTCAGAGCTGAGCCAACAAAGCTAAGCAACCATGCCAGTGGCACAGCTATAGACCTTAATGCAACTAAGCATCCGCTAGGCAAGGCAGGCACCTTCCCAGTTGAAAAGGTGCCAATGATCCAGGCGCTAGCTAAAAAATATGGCCTTACCTGGGGTGGCGATTACAAAACCCGCAAGGATGAAATGCACTTTGAAATAAGTATTAGCGCAGCTAAAGCGGCGGCGTTGATAGACAAATTAGGGCTAGAAAAGAGCAACTAATGAACGAGCAACTAAAGGCTGCAGGCCTTTCCTATATCCGCGCAGCTCTAAGTGCTGCAGGTGCTTTGTATATCTCAGGTATTACTGACCCTAAAGTATTGGCTAACGCCTTTATTGCAGGGTTAGTTGGCCCACTACTTAAAGCCCTTGCACCTAATGAGAAGCAATTCGGCGTAGGGTCTAAGTAAATGACACAGGCTCAGTCGTGGCTTGCTTTGTTATTGGGGATAGCAACGCTTGTGGGCTGCGCGGCTGGGCTTGTACGTCACCTTGTTAAATACTATTTAGCAGAATTAAGGCCTGACAATAACGGCAATCACAACCTGCGCGGCCGTATTGATCGCATAGAGCTGCGCGTGGATGAAATCTACAAATTATTGCTTGAATCTAAACAGTAATATTTCTTTGATAAAACCCGCGTATTGCATCTTGTTGGCTGGCATTGCGTATCGCTGTCATAGGCCTAGTGTCTAACCCTGGGGTTGAGGCTGGGGCATTGAGCCAATGCTGGTTATCTTTCCACAGGCTTGCAGCTACTAAAGCATGCTGTAAGAAATAGGCCATATCACGGCCTCTTACTCGCAAACAAAACTCAGTCTCTATGAGCTTTGAGTTTTCCTTCAACCAGTTTGTGCCTACTATCAACAGATCCCCTGGATTAACAGCTCTATCATCTTCACCAAAACCAAAACAAGTCAATCGCCCATCCATTTTGTGATGGCTTGTCATGTCTATTGTGCCGTGAGGTTGCATGCGAGGTGCGGCCATTACTTGCCCTTTCTATTGAGCCTCGGCGTGTCGCATCTTGAAATTTGTCAGAGTCTCCCTCTAACATTTGAGATGTAAAACACAACCGTGAGGCTAAGGGCTAGCACTCAAATAATTCAATAGATATTTGGTAACACTTTCAAAAAAGTGATTTACCAATTGTAACTTATCGGCACTTTGATAATCCGACTAGTTACATTATGTAAACCTAAAATAGGCTTGAATTGCCTACTAGATGTTTACATAACTATTGATCTTGTACTGCAGCCCTATGGCCCCACCTTAACAGTAAAGGGCTAACACAATGGATGCGACACAAGTGCCACCACTCATATGGGCTGTGCTTCTAGCAGCTGCGACTTTCTACTTAGGTCTGTTACTTGGATCTAAATACACCTACCAACAAGGCCAGCGAGATGGTTACAAGCGAGCCATGAAAAAGGTGCAACGTTATGGAGTAGATCAATGAGCGATTTTCTCAAAGACTATGAAGGTGCCAATGACACGATTATTAGATTTCGCCGTGAGTTTCCTTTTGGCAGAATTACAACAGTTATTGCAGATGCAGAATTAGCAGCTGGT